AACTTGAAGTAGACACCCTAAAACAGCCGACAATCCCGTCAATCCAATGCCATATTTCCATTACAAATCAATGCCGGCGATAGACGCTAATTTGATATTGGCAGGGGGCGCGTAATGCCATCAATCCGCGCTAAAGTTAAGCTGCCAAATCTGCCAGCATTCAGCTTGGACATTCCGATGCGATCAGGCCATGAAGCATTCGGCTTTCTCGCTGCGTTCATAGCGTACGTTGAAGGTAGGGAATGTCCGGTGCGCGAGGCGTTCAAGGTTATGGCAATGGACGATCACCGGCCTAATCCTTCTGACCAAGGGTTCGGGAAACGCGGTTAAACTCCGCGCAGGCCGATGGAAGGTCGGCAATAATTCTTACAGGAGTAACACATGGCAAAAAAGGTATTCGATGTTGTCGCAACCGTCGGCAAATACACCGACAAGCAAACTGGCGCAGAGAAGAAAAGATATTTGACTTGCGGCGCTGCTTTCGAGGACGACCAAGGGCGGCTCAGTATCAAGCTGGAGGCTGTCCCTGTCGGATCGGAATGGAGTGGATGGCTGTCGCTCTATACGCCAAAGGAACGCGAGATCACGCCAGCACAGAAGGCTCACAGCGAGGCCAAGGCGAACGGGTATCAGCCTGGATCGACTAAGGACGGCGGGTTTAAGGATATGGACGACGACCTGATTCCATTCTAATGCCTAAGAAACCCCTACGCGAAACTCTGCGCGAAAACCAGAAGGCGCTCGATCACTATGCGGCAATGTACGGCAAGGAACAAACGCAGCATATCGCCGTCAAGCCCAAGCGCGTGCTCGTGAATCGCTCAGACGCCGCCGAGCTTGAAGCATCAGTAATTGCTGAAATAAGCAAGCTACTGGCTCATCATCCAAAAGTCTTATTTGCCTGTCGCAGTAATTCGGGAGCAGCATGGATGCTTGGCCGTGACGGGAAGCAAATGCCTGTGACATTCAACAAGATCATCAAATCTCCAGTGCAGATGCGGCTATCTGATTTTTGGGGAATGCTAATTGACGGCAAGCCATTCGCCATAGAATGCAAGCGGCGCAACTGGACTAAGCCCACGGATCAGCGAGAGCATGAGCAGGCTGCACTCTTGCAGATGGTGCGGGATGCTGGCGGGATTGGCGTCTTTGCTACTTGTGCAGAGGATGTTTTAGTTAAGATGAGGTAACGACTGATGGTTAAAAAAACTGAGTGGATGCCGCCAAATACGCATCCGACAAGGAGGGGGTTGTACGAGCGCGACTGGACGAATACGGACATTCTACCTGTCGAAGATCGGCGCATCCATATGGACTTTTGGGAACCAGTATTCAGCAAGCAAGACAGCCTTTATCCGGGAGTATGGTACGTCGAGCCAGGATTGAATGATGCTAGTCGGCAGCATCTTCCGTGGCGTGGGATTGTGATGCCGAACGTTTGACATAACCGGCTGGCGCGGCCTTATCGCGCCAGTCCGTGTTGATGGATGGGTTGGGCGTAATCGCAATGAAAGGAGAAGTAGATATGTGTTGTGACGCTTTTCAGAATGGGCCGCCCGTTGGCGAGTGTCCTGATTGCGGAGAACCTGTGGACGAAGACGGTGACGCCTGTTCTGGCTGCAACTATTCACCGATGACGTGCGAAACCTGCGGCGCTCGACCGTGCGATGGGAGTTGTTAGGTGACGCCCAACGTGGATGTCACCGGGCCGTGCTTGCACGGCTCCGGTGGACAGCAGGGTTCGGCGGCACCTGAGCCGTCTTCGGGAGAGTGACTATGAAAGAAACGGACATTTTATTACCGCTGCCAACAGGCGGTAGAAATGCGGACGACATGGGGATGCCGCCCACGCAACCGATATGCCCGGAAGGCTACTACTGCCAGTGCGAGGCGATTGCTACACCGGAAGAATTGGATTGGAACAAGTGCAGCGCGTGCGGTGGGCAACTGTGGTGACGACGAACAAGATGTAGCCGACAAAACGACCAATAAAGTTTTATCGGACACTCGCAAGTAGTTAATTTTGCGGCAGACGCCGCTTTTTTTGACGGATAAATAATAATGCGCGATCTGCCGGATTTGATGCTCTCCTACGGCATCAAGCTAAAAGAGAGGGGAAACCGTTTCGAGTGCTTGTGTCCTGCACACGATGACCATAACCCTAGCATGTCAGTATTCCGCAATGGTGATGGCAGTTGGAAAGCACATTGTTTCAGTTGCGGATTCCACGAAGATGCTGCAGGTTTCATTCAGCACATGGAAGGTTGCGACTTTGCAAAAGCCAAGGAGATCATAGGCGACCCTACCCACAAGGGCGGACGCTACGGCACTATCGAAGCCGAGAAACTACCGCCGCGCCCTCAACGCGAAACCTATCCGCCGCCACCAGGCACGCCTGATCCGATCTGGAACAAGGCGAACTATCAGAACGAGGCCGGGGAATGGGTGAGCATGGGCGAACCCGTCAGTACATGGGCATTCCGCACCATTGACGGCGAACCGTGGTATTACGAATGCAGGTATGAAGTGACTAATACAGACGGCGAGATCAGGAAAGAGCCGCGCTGCTGGTCATGGGGTCATAGGACACCCATGCCGCCGCGATGGGAAGTTGCAGCACCGAACAAGCCGCGCCCCTTGTACGGACTGGAAAGACTGGAAAAGTGCGCCCAAATCTTAATCACAGAAGGCCCAAAGAAGGCGCAGGCGGCTCAAACGCTATTGCCTGATAGCGTGGCATGTCTTACGTGGTCGAACGGGGCATTGAGCGCCAAATATGCAGACTGGAGCATCCTTGAAGGCTACCAGAACTTGCCGGTCATCCTTTGCCCGGACGCTGATGCGCCAGGATGGGCGGCAATGGATTGGGTAGGCAAGAAACTGGCAGCATTAGGCTTTACTAATATAACCATCATCGGCCTTGAGGACATGCCGGAAGGATGGGATATTGCCGATGGTATCAACGAAGGGTGGACTACGGCGCAGCTTGTGGGGTTTCTCAAAGAGCGCAAGAAGGAGTGGGAACCGACGCCTGAGCCTGATCCAATTGTTAAGGAATCCTTTACAACTGATGCCGCTCCGGACATGTCACCACTAGAGACATACATTGAAACGCAGGACGAAGTATTCCCGTTTAAGCCTGCTGATCTGTTCGAGCAATGGCAAGTTCCCCCTCTAGACTTTGATCTGCTCCCGCCCATAGTTGCCGAGTTCGTTGCAGATCGCGCAGAACAAATTAATACCGATCCAGCTTACGGCGCATTGGCCTGCGTGGTGACTGCGGCAGGCATGATAGATGACCGCATCAAACTACAGGTGCACTATGATTGGCACGAGTCTGCGCGTTTGTGGGGTTGCATCGTTGGCGAGGTAAGCACGAAGAAAACGCCAATGCAGAATACTGTTGCCGCGCCATTAAACAAATTAGTTGAACAGGTTGCCAAAGAAGACGCAGAGATAGCACGACGGCAGGAAATCAAGGACAAACGCTATGCGGCCAAGATGAAGGAATACACTGATGCCGCGATCAAGTCGGACGATCACGGCCTTGCTTTGCCGCCGATAGAAGATCGAGAGGAACGGCTTCGGGTTGTAGCAAAAAACCTCACTGTTGAGGGCTTGGAAGAAGTATTGAGATATTGCCCGCGAGGAATTTTCGTCAACGTCGATGAGCTTTCAGGACTCATAGCGTCGATGGACGCATACAAATCAGCCGGATCAAAGAAGGATCGAGCGCAAATGCTTGAACTTTTCAATGGCGGCGCGATGCAAAAAGACCTGGTTGGGCGCGGATCATTCTTAATTCCGAACTGGTCGGCAAGCATCCTCGGCGGAATACAACCAAGCAAAATACAGGACATTGCGGGAAGCCTGACAGACGACGGATTCCTGCAGCGATTCCTGATTGTCTGCTCCAATCGTGAAGGTGGAGACGGAAGCGATCAACCGCCAAATGAGCGCGCAGCACATGGATGGTCTGATCTTGTAACTGCGCTGTACTACACAAAGCCGGGCGGGACTCATGTTGTCATGTCGCCAGCAGCGAAGGAATTTAGGCGCGACGTTGTAAAACAGATTTACAAGATCATCCACGCACGAATGATAGGGACAGCGTTTATAGGCCATATCGGCAAGTGGGAGGGACTGACAGCCAGGATGATGCTTACATTCCATTGCATCCAATGCGCCGCCAATCATGTACATCCTGAGAGCGTCGAATTGTCGGTAGAAACTGCAAAGCTTGCACTTGACTACATGATGCATCACCTTCTAAAGCATTCGGTAAGCTTTTACGAGGACGGTTTAGGACAATCTGACATACATGAAGGCGCAAAGCTTATAGCTGGCCGAATTGTGGCAATGGGTGACACAGAAATCAGGACAGGCACATTAAAGCAGTATGCGCCGAACAAATACCGGCAGCTTGGCGACGATAAACAGCGGCAAGTTCTAGCGCGGCTGGTTGAATATGGGTGGCTGCAACCGTCTAACATATCAACTGCGTTTATCAAACATCCGACGCGGTTCATAGTCAATCCTGCTGTTCATGTCATGTTTGCCAAACATCGCGAGGCCGAGATTGCCAGAATGGAATCTGCGCGAGAAATAAATGACAGGATCAAGCGAGGATCAAATGGCAACTAAAAAACGACTGACCAAATCCAGCAAATACGTCAAGGATAAAAGCTACGTTTCCAGGCTGAAGGCGGAAACAAAGATACGGGATTGCCTATGCTGCGGCAAGCAATTCAAATCCGAGGGATGGCAGAATAGAATGTGCAATGTTTGCCGGAAACTGTAGGCAAAAAAACACCCCAGGATCATAAGATCAACCGGGGCGCAACGCGGTCAGGACGACCGCGAGGGGAGGTGAGGTTTAATTCTGCTTGCGTTTCTTCACGTAGTCAATCCCCAGTTGTTTAATCAATCGCCAACAGGTCGATTCGGATACATTAGCCTGTTTAGCGGTTTCCTGCACGGTCAACCCTTGCTGCAGCAGTTTGATTGCTTCGCGTGCTTCTGCTGATTGTTTAGCGCCCATCGTTCGACCTCCATTTTTCAATGATCTGTAGCAATAGATCATTTTGCGCAGACCTCGCCGCCGACTGCGCCGACCGCGCCGCCCACGCCGCCTCCGCCGCCGACCGCGCCGCCGCCTCCGCCGCCTCCGCCGCCCACGCCGCCCACGCCGCCTCCGCCGCCGACCGCGCCGCCGACTGCGCCGACCACGCCGCCGACCTCGCCGCCGACCGATCTTCTGGCTTGATTTTACCGGCGAGTAGATCGCGCACGAATTGTATAGCCGCCCATGAGCGCGGATCAGGCTCACGACCTGCAGCACGTTCCGCCAGCAGCGCATTCTCTGCTACCGTCGCCGCAAAATCGCGTAATGCGTTTGTGGCGTCAAACATCCATAGCGTCTTGCGCTCACGCGCAACCGCCTTGTCATCGCCCACCACAATTCCATCAGACAATTCCACGCGACAGAGAATCGGCCCAGGCGCATATTTGAGCGCGTCAATGATGCGCTCCGATGCGTGCAAGCCGCATTCGCACAAAACTGGATCACACTCAACCCGCAATGATTCGCCTTCAATGATCAAGCGCCCGTCATCATATCCGAGCGTGCGCGATTCGTTGCAAAAATGCCAGCCTAGCAATTTTTCCATGTCAATTCCCCCTTTCCATATCGCGGATCATGTCCGCAAACTCATACATCATTTCCGCATAGCCTTCGCGCTTATGTGGTGGCAATGCGTCATCATCAGCCAGACGCTGATACTCTGAGTGCAGTATTTCCAAATCGCGCCTCGTTTCCTGCTCCGATAGCGTATTCATAGCCCGTTGTCCTCTGCTACCTGTAATTGACGCGCAAGGACGACCAGGCGCAACGGCACGCCACGGTTACGGGCATAGGCGATAGCTGCAGCACGTCCCCATCGCCGCCAGTTCCGAGCGGCGATCATTGCATGGGTGGTGGTTAGTGTCATGGCTTACTCTCCCGAAATTGATGATTGCAGATCAGATAGCATTTTCTCTATCTGCTCAAGACCTGCTTTCATGTCCGCTTTTTTGCCGTCGCCATAGAGAGCATCTTCCATGACGCGTTCTATGTCAGCCAGGCGACCGACAATCTTTTCGATGCGATCCTCGGCATTGTCGGCGCGCTCAGTTTCCCGCTCAAGCTCTGCCGTCAAATCCTCTTTCTCTGTTGCGATATGTTCAATCTCATAGGCGAGATCAGGATTAACGAAATATATGGCGCGTGCGGCCTCGTCTATCGACATGCCGGAAAGGTTGAGTGTGTTCATTTTATTCCCCTATCTAGTTATGCGTTTGATTTTGAAACATACGCCATTATTGCAGCAATCAACTCTTCTGCCGCATCATCTCCGGCAGTCTTAAACCCATCACACAGCAAAGACCGTGCGAGTTTGTCGAATGCTGCATCGATAGCCGCCTTAGTATCGCGGGGCGCATCCTGATATTTTGCGTGCCACTTTTTGAGATCAATCGCGGAATCCATTTTGCATTCCCCATAAAAATGATGGTCGAATCGCCACCGGAAAGGGCCGAAACCCTTCCCGCTGATTACTCGTTGCAATCCACAAAACTACGGGCGACTTCCTCTGCAGCAAACCAAGCCAGGGCGTTGAAAACCTGTGTCCGGTCATCTGATCGCGGATTGTGGATAGCTTCGGCTACCTCATCCGATTGCATCTTGAGGCAGTTAAAACAGGCGATCATGCCGTATGTCGATTCGCCCAGGTCATCAGCCATTGCCTTAGCTGCGGCCATGATTGTGGCCTTGTTACGCTGTGTGAAGGCTACGGTATCCGTATAGTAAATCCAGCCGTGGAAACCGCCGTCAACGCCATGATTGGCTATATCCTCTGCCATTTCCTTGAATGAATTCCAGCCCCCAGACTGGCGAACCACGGCGCGGATCAGATCAGCGTCAAGATGAGACTTTTCGATAAATTGATTCAGTTTCATGATTTATTCCCCTATCTAGTTACCGGCTCATGCCGTCAATGCGAGCAGTTTGCGTGCTTCGCCAATTTCGTTTTTGTCAAATTCACTGCCAGTTTCCAATGCTTCTATAATGGCGGATAACGCTTTACGCAGGTCATCATTCTGCCAACGCAATGCCAAAACCAGCATTTTCAGATCATGATTTTTATCCATCTCAGCACTCCCAGGTCATCCGGCTCAGTCGCCGTATGCCTTCACTATGAGGGATGACCTAGCATAATGCTAATGAAATGTTTCTATAATGATAGCCTGTAACACTTATAATGCGAGTTGGTAATATTAGAGAGTGCTAATGATAATATTAGCGAATGATTATAGTTAGCAGAGTTAGCAGGTTGCTAAAGTTGCTAAATAATACCCTATACGATGAATGAGAGTAAAGCGCATAAACACCACCTGTAGCAACTCTGCACCGGGCGCGCACGGGGCATTGTGATCCGTTTTGAAGATTTTCTCTCTTTCTATCCCTTTTCTCCAATCTAACGAATCCCTGCCATAGTTGCTACATTGGCGCATTGTGTGATTTGTGGTATTGTGTGTGTTCGTTCAATCATGGGAGATAGAAATGAATGGTAGATTTGAGCTTGATGATTTGATTAATGCATGGGTTAAATCCCAAGATCAGCCGCGAGTATTCTTTAAGGCCAGCAACGTGCCTCAAAGCCTTCGTGACAGGATTGTTCTAGTTATGGGTGCCATGCCTACACCGAAGATGATTGCGGCCAGCCTGCGCCGTTGTGGCTTCACCAAGTTTAATGCCAATATTGGAGGTCGCAACAGGATCATTGAATGGCTATCCCCTCCGATAGAAACGCGCGAAGGGTTGTTAATGTCCGTTCGCGGGGTGACCTGTCCCAAGTGCAAGGAGATCACAATCGCCAACAGGCCGGACAGGTACCGATTTCACTGCATCGAGTGTGGCCATGCCGAAACAGCCGAGCAGAGCCTCGCAAGGTTGCGCGCAGAGGATGAGCAGAGCCTGTAGCGTGGCGTATTCGTGCTGGCATGATCTGGCTGATCGCTACCAGGTACGCATTGCATTGCACCATTCCGGCCTGATTGCTGCCAGATCGCCGCAATGATAATCATTCTCGCACCATGTTGAGCGTAAGTCGTTGATTACATTGGTTGTTGCATTGCACTATGCGCATAATGTGTGTTATGTCAACTAGGCCTGGCGTGTAAGTAAGTGCTTACTGGGGGGGGTGGGGTTGTCGTCTACTGCTAAAGTTTCTGCTAACCCCCATCCCTCGCCGAAAGGTAGAAATTGACTTTTTAGTTAGTGCTTACTAACATAGTGTGATGGGCGCGATGACGAAGGTTGGCTGGCAGAGGATGGACGTGCTGGTTGCGGAGCATGGTGAGGATGATGTTCTTCACATGGTTTGTGACCAGGTGGCTAATGGCATGTCGTTATCGGAGGTTGGGCAGGCTGAGGGGATAACGTACATGGTGTTGTGGAAGTGGCTGAAGGGTAGTGATGAGAGGTTGCGCACATACCGGGATGCTTTGGAGGCGAGGGCTGACTTTGAGGCGCATGAGACGTTGCGGATAGCGGACGGGGCTGTGGTGGAGGATGTTGGGGTGGCGAAGTTGCGGGTTGATACGAGGAAGTGGTTGTCGTCCAAGTGGGGCAAGGGGATGTATGGGGACAAGGATGTTGGGGTTGTGGGTGGTGGTGGGATAACGATAGTGATAGGGGACGTGAAGGCTCCTGAGGTTATTGGGGAAGCGAAGGTAGTTGAGGGGGAAGTGATTTAATGGAGTTGCGGCTGGACATGCTTCGTTGGCAGAAGGAGGTACATGCTGACGGGACGCGGTTCAAGGTTGTGTGCGCGGGTCGGCGTTTGGGGAAGACGCGGTTTGCGATCATCGAGTCGATCATAAAGGGACTGGAGTGCAAGGACGTTAGCGCGAGCGTGATGCTTGTTGCGCCGACGTTTGGCATGGCACGGTCGTTGCATTGGGATGCTTTGATTTACTTGGCGCAGCCTGTCATTTCGTCCAGTAATGTGAATAATGGCGAGATAAAGCTGGTTAATGGGGTAAAGATATGCATTCGTGGGTCGGACAATCCTGACTCATTGCGCGGGATCAAGTTGTACCATGTGACGCTGGACGAGATGCAGAACATCAAGCCGCAGACATGGGAGTACATTATCCGGCCTGCGCTGAGTGACATGAAGGGGAGCGCGGTGTTTATTGGGACGCCGCTGCTTGAGGCGGAGCATTTCAAGGAGTTGTTCGACCTGGGGATGGGCGGCGAGGATGCCGAGTGGAAGTCGTGGCTGTTCAAGACGATTGACAACGAGTTGATCGACCCTAAGGAGGTTGAGAAGGCGCGCAAGACGATGTCGACGCTGGCGTACTTGCAGGAGTACGAGGCTGAGTGGGTGACGATGGGGTCGAACGTGTTCAAGATGGAGTGGTTCAAGGCGGAGGACGCGCCGCAGTACAAGCAGTATTCGACTTACATTGCGGTTGATCCGGCTGGCTTTGAGGACGTGGCGAAGTTGGGGATAGACGAGAAGAAGAAAAAGCACCTGGACTATACGGCGATTGCGGTTGTGCGGGTGTATGACGATGGGCGTTGGTGGGTACAGGCGGTGCATCATGGACGGTGGGATGTGAGGGAGACGGCAACAAGGGTGTTGCTGGCGATACGGACGCACAAGCCGCTGATGGTGGGGATGGAGAAAGGGGCGTTGATGCGTGCCGTTTTGCCGTACCTGACTGACTTGATGCGGAAGAATAATGTCTATGCCCATATCGAGGCAATACCGACTTCAGGCAGCAACAAGGTTGATCGGATAGTCTATAACCTTCAGGGGCTTTTCGAGCATGGGCGCATTTCCTTCAATCCAAAGGAGGATTGGGGGGAGTTGAAGCGGGAGATGATTGGGTTTCCGTCAAAGAGAGTCCATGACGATCTTTTGGACGCCTGTAGCATGGTGTCGTATCTGACGACAACCGTATATGGGAAAAAGTCGGAGGAAGTCGATGAGGATGAGTGGGAGCCGTATGACGTTATTTCAGGACTGTGAGGGATAAAATGCTCTGGATTCTGCTTGTAATAGTATTCATAATCGGGATAGTCGCGGTTATTGAGGAACATTGACACAGTAAGGCGTTGCGTGTAAGTTAGTGCTCACTTAGGAGTCAGGAATGGCAAAAATACAGGCCAGCGAGTCAAATGACGTGATTGTCCCGCCAGGGCTATCCGACGAGGATGCATACAAGCAGCAAACAGAGCGCGAAAAGGCGCTCGTTTCGTTTGTGGTTGAGCACACGGATCAATGGCGCGACTACCGCGACCAGAATTTCATGGACGACTGGCTCAAATATGAGCGCATCTTTCGCGGGAAATGGGCGGAAGAAGACAAGCTGCGCAAATCAGAGCGTTCCCGCATCATTTCTCCGGCGACACAGCAAGCCATCGAGACGCGACACGCGGAGATCATGGAGGCGATCTTCGGCCAGGGCGAGTTCTTCGACATTCAGGACGACATCAACGACCAGAACGGCGGATTGGACATAGAAAAGCTGAAAAAACAGCTATACGAGGACTTCAGACAGGACAAGCTGCGCAAAGCTATCGACCAAATTACCCTGTTGGGCGAGATTTACGGCACCGGCATTGGTGAGATCATCGTAGAGCAGGCCAAGCAGTATTATCCGATGCAGGTTCCGGTGGATCAGGAGCAGATGGCATACGGATCGGGGGAAAAAACACGGACTTGCGTGAAGCTTGTCCCGGTCAATCCGAAAAACTTCATTTACGACCCGAACGGAACTTCCATAGACGATTGCATGGGAGTGGCAATCGAGAAATATGTCGGGATATACAAGGTAGAACAGGGAATCGCATCCGGCAAGTACCGCAAATGCGACATCGTTTCCGAGTTCTCTACGGACAAGCTGGAGCCAACGCAGGAAAAGGCCGATTACCACGACGACAAGGTGACGATGCTCACCTATTACGGGCTTGTGCCGAGAAGCATGCTGAACGTCGATGGGATCGAGTACGAGAATGTCGTGGGTGACTCCGATTATGAAGATATGGTCGAGGCCATTGTCGTTATCGGCAACGGCCAGCATCTTCTGAAGGCCGAGGAATCTCCATACATGATGCAAGACCGCCCGGTTGTCTGCTATCAGGCGGACACGGTGCCGAACAGGCTGCTTGGGCGCGGGACTGCCGAGAAAGCGTTCAACATGCAGGCTGCAGTGGATGGTTCCATGCGCAGTCACATGGACGCACTGGCGCTTACTGTCGCCCCGATGGTCGGTCTGGATGCGACAAGGCTTCCGAGAGGGGCCAAGTTCGAGGTCTATCCAGGCAAGGCGTTCATGACGAATGGTGCGCCGAACGAAATTGTGTTCCCGTTCAAATTCGGCACTAATGACGGCGCTGCGATGCAGACCAGCAAGGAATTCGAGCGCATGTTGCTAATGGCCACCGGCACAATCGACTCGAACGGCATGGTATCGCAGGTTTCGCGTGATTCTAGCGGGATCGACATGGCCACGGCCACGATCATCAAGAAATACAAGCGTACATTGGTGAATTTTCAGGAAGACTTCCTGATTCCCTTCATCAACAAGGCTGTTTGGCGCTTCATGCAATACGATCCAGAGCGTTATCCCGCTGTCGATGTGAAATTCATCCCGACTGCGACGCTCGGCATCATTGCAAGGGAATACGAGCAGAAACAGCTTGCATTCCTGATCCAGACGCTAGGCGCACAGTCGCCTTTGACGCCGGTACTGATGCAAAGCATCATAAAGAACTCGTCCTTGTCGAACCGGGAAGAAATGTTGGCGCAACTTGCGAAATTGTCGCAACCAGACCCGCAGCAACAACAAATGCAGCAGCAAGGCGCTATGCTTGACTTCAAAGTCAAGGATGCAGAGGTCAACCTCAAGACCGCACAGGCCGAGAAAGCGAAAGTCGAGGCACAAATCGCCCCGGTTGAGGCAAAGGCAAGGGTATTGTCTGCTATCAGCAACAATCTCAATGAGGATGATGAGGGCAAGGACTTCGAGCGCAGGGCAAGAATTGCCGAGTTGATGCTGAAAGAGCGTGACATAGATAGCAACGAGCGCATTGCCGCGATGCAAGTCAATGCCAAGAATGAGAAAGAGCGCAAAAACAGCAATTACCTGGACATGGCACGTGAGGTCATAGGGTGAAAGACAAGATTGCGGAACTGCTGAAGCCGCAAGTAGATAGCGACGTAAAACTCTCTGTCGTTTCCCTTTTTATCGGGAAAATGATTGCGGCAATAGAGGGACGGATACAGGAACTTGAGTCTCGCCAGTTGCAGCGCGGAGAGAAGGGCGAAAAGGGCGATAAGGGGCAGCAAGGACAACCCGGCAAACAAGGGCAACCCGGCCCAAAGGGGGACAGGGGTGAAAATGGCGACGTTGGCCCCAGGGGACTTGCCGGGCCAAAAGGCAAGGACGGGAAAGACGGAATATCCGTTATAGATTCAGAAGTAGATATTGATGGGCATTTGGTGCTGAAATTGTCCAACGGAAGCATTATTGATGCTGGTGAATTGCCGATGTCCGACGACTACAAGACGGTTCTGCAAACTATTATGAACAAGCCGCAGATTACGGTGTCAGCAACAGCGCCTCCGAATCCGCAACCGAATGATCTTTGGTATGACATATCGTAAGGAGACATCAATGCCTAAATCCACCCCCACCTGCAACTCAATCGTCAATCTTATGTATCGCGCTACGGCTTGGGCGAACGTCGCGGATAACGCCGGAACCGGCCCATTCACTAACGTCTATGTCTCGCTGCACACGGCGAACCTGACTGCGGCGACCAATACGCAGACTGAAAACGAGACTGCATACACGGACTATGCCCGTCAAGCCGTCGCCCGTTCTACCGGATGGGATGCCGCTGCCAGTGGTGCAACCGCCAACAGCGCGACGATCTCATTTCCGCAATGCGGTGTAACTGGTGCAACCCTGACGCACGTTGCTACAGGAACTGCTATTAGCGGAGCCGGTACTGTGTGGCACTACGGGGCGCTGAATAGTTCGCTGGCTGTGTCAAGCGGAATCACGCCTCAATTCGCAGCTGGCGCGCTGACGATTACGGAGTCATGATGGACGCACGTTCAGAACTAGAAAAGAAACTGTGGGAGAAAGTCGGCCCGCCGCTGTACTACTGCGCCGAATGCCTGCTCGAAGTGAAGGTAACGCCAGTCGAAGGAACGGAGCCTATCGTTAAGCGCAAGTGTGAGCATACCGGCCAGATCATTGCACCGCGCCGTTCGATACTGGCTGGCAAAGGGGGCTTGAGTCTGCCGAACAAGATCAAGCAAGCCGGGTATCAGATGGCTGCTGCAATCACAGGTAGGTGCGTGTAATGGGCTTCTCGTCCGTCTCTGAATTTGCCGCTGCTGACGAATCTGGCCAAGTATGGGTTAGCGGATTCAGGAAGGCGGTTGCGTCTGCTGCTACCACGACAAGAGCATGGGTAGACATGACGTACTTCGCCGGGTCGCCTCCGGCAAACTTCTATGCTTCAACCCCATTGACAGCGGCGGTAATCGAGTCAGACAAGGGAATCTATACGGGCGGGAATGTATCTCCCGCAACGAAGCATTTGAAGAATATTCTGCTGATGTCTGCCGCTTCAAGCGCTACCGCCACTGGCAACGGACGGCAGGCTTTGGTTGTTTGCGACTACCTCCTGTACTACCCGTTCATTGACACGGATGCAATCGGTGAAGAACAGTTCCTCGACAACACCGTAACGCTGCCGCGCTATGCAACGACAGGTGGGCAAGTGGTAGCGGTTGGGCAATCCGCCGCCTCTACCATTGGGCAATTCAC